TTTTTTTTTTTTTTTTTTTTTTTTTTTTTTTTTTTTTTTTTTTTTTTTTTACAATATTTATATATTTATATATATATAAAATCAATTTATTCGATCAAATAATTAAGTCTATAACCATTTGCATTAAATAGCCATGTATTTGGCGCTTCAGAAAAGCTATATAACAATAAAGGGATATTTTTTAATTCATCTGGAAATTCAAAAATGATTTTAAAATAAGAATTTATTGGTAAATTCACTGTGGTTGTTGTCACTACTCTTCTTATAATTATTCTATTGTCATTTGGTAAAACTACTATTAGAAAATTTGACGCTTCTACTACAGTTGTAGCTGGTTGATCAGTTACTTTTGTGTATGATGTCAGATCTAGAGTAAAGTTTTGTGGGATATTGTCCAATACGGAGTACATCACTGATGCTCTTGATTCTTCATAAAGTTGTACTTCTGAACCATTATATAAATACACATATCTGTTATTAATATATTCTACATCTATTATTGTACCTATTTCATATCCACTATTGACTTCTGTTAAAACTAATGTTATGTTTTTATAATCTTTATTAAAATCTTTAATTAATATATTTTGATCATAGTTAAAGCTTAATGGTTTTGAAATTGGATTATAAAAAATATATTCATAATTTATATAAAAATTCCCTGGTGAAATGAATTCTCCATTTTCATCTTTTATATCACTTAAATGTACTATTATATAAAAGGGAACGGATTCTTTATCTACTTTTGATGATATTAAAAATTTATTCTGTTGTAATAGTTGATTCAATTGAATATATTTAGAAAAGTTATTGGAACATGAATAATTGCCACCTGATGTTGAGGCTATAAGCATACTTTGAATATCTTGATCTTGCATAGTCATATTAGATATTGTCCCTATTGTGATTGTACCTTTTTGAAATTTTGAGACAGAAGGGACATATTCTAGAATCATTTTTGTTGGCTTATAATATTGATTCAATATAGCTATATTTTTTATTCTGGTAGAGTTCCAATATGCAGGGTTTGCAGGTAATATTGCATAAAGTCCGTTGTCTGGAATTCCTTCACTTCTCAATGGTAAAACTAGATCTTTTCCCTTAATATGAATATTTTTATTTTCATTTTTTATTTTGAAATTGACAGATTTAGGTTGATTTACTTTAATAGTATTCTTTACATTTTTATTTATTCTATTTAGCATTGGATTCCTATTTGAATAATTTAAACGTTGACCTCTTCTCAATCTTCTTACTTGATTAATATTGTTTCTATTTTGGTTATTTATCTTATTCTTATTTTTATTTTTAAAATTTTTAAAATTTGATCGATTAGCCCTCGGCATGTTACTGTTACTGTTCATCTACGTTAAGCTGTATTGCTATATTTATTTATTGATTTTATATATTTATATTAAATTATAATTAAATATATTATGCCACGTAGTAGGCACTTAAATTTCAAATATGAATTCCCAATTCTTTTAATTCTTTATTAAATATTTTATCATCACTTTGTTCATAATCCTTATCTATATCGAATTCTTTCATTAAATTTTCTACTTTATCTTTGATTACTTTCCTATCTGTTGAATTTAATAACTCTTCTTTTTCTATTAGGAGCATTTCAGTATCTCTTTTATATAATGATAATCTAACAATAAAATTATGAAACATTTTATCATATTTTAAATTGAATATCTTACTTCTTATTACATTCCTAACTTCCATGCAATCTATTTTCTTTAAAAATATATCTAGCATATCATTCTTTTCTTTTGGAATATCTTCAATTTGTTGCTTAATGCACAATTCCCTCAAATCAAATTTATTAAAACTATAATTGAATTTTGATTCATCACCTATTAAAAAATAATTAAAAATTATATCACTTTCCATGTGATCAACTGCTTGTCCTCCATAATTCACATTTTTTACATTTGTTTTCTCATAAAATGTTTCCATCATATCATTTAATATTTTATTCCTTTCTAATTTCCTAGTGTACTTATCAAACCTTGGATAATAGAGAAGTACTTTTAAATAATCATCCATCCTTGAATCTTCTTCAATAAATCTTTCATAATTAGTAAATCTAAAATTAGTGCTACTTAAATTAAAATTCAATAATTTATACACATGGGTGTTGTATATTTCTTTCAATAATGATTTAGTGATAAAATTTTTCAATTTATTACCTTTAATATAAAAATTATATTTTTTATTCATTAAATTATCTTCTATAGTTGGATTTGGAAATACATAATGATCTATTACTTGATGTTTTTTCATGCCAAATTCACTCTTATATAGAATTTTATCTATCCATTTACATCTTACTACAGCATAGGGATTATCCTCTTTTATCATCTTGTCTATTAAGAAGTCTAATGTGTTAATTACTTCTTTAGAGTTGACATTATAATGATCTATTAGCATGTAATGAAATTTTTTATTTAATACTTCAATCTTTTCTTTATCTTTATCATCAATTCTCATATTTTTTCTTATTTGATGTAGTACATCATATTGTAATTGATATTCAACTTGTTTATATATATCATCATATTTTTTATTAATTTGTTTACATAAAATTTTTGCTGATGTGAAATGAACTTGTGAAATTTTTTTGAATACTTCAATATTTGGATGTTGATTTAATAGTTCCAGTCCTTTACTAATATTCAATTCAATATTCTTTAATAAACATAATTCATTATCTTCATATTGATTTTTATAACTGAAGGACATTCCTGTTATTATTCTATCAAATTGCCTTATAGTTACAATTTCATTATATAATTCAAGTCTTATTGTTGTTGTTGATATAAAATTACCTAATTCAACACTTTGTAGGTTTATATATTTAGCTATCTGTCCTAAATTGTTGCTTTCATTATTTACATAAACTCTCTCCATAAGTTCTTCTTTTACTAATTCACAATGTTCTTCTTCTGTTATTAATTTAGTATCATCTCCATTACAATATAAATCATAAATGAAATAATAATTCTGAAGTCCAAACCTTATATAACTTATTGATCTTAGTGTATTGCCGAAACTGGTATTCATAAACCCTGAGCCAACTGTTCCTATCTTATAATAATTAAAATAATAATGAAATTTTGTTTTCCTTAATATTGTTTTAGTTTTAATTTCCATACAATTATTATTGCATATTGAATATATCATATCAGTACATGGATAACTTTTCATGAAATTTAATTCCATTTTCTTAAGGATATAATTAAGTATGGGAAAATCAATTATTTGCTTAATTTCATTATATTGTGTGTTGTCATATCCAGATCCATCAATATCTACTTCTATGGGAAATTTATATTTTATTAAATCATTTGAAAATTCTTTATTTCGATCTTCAAAGTTTCTACCAGATGAATATGATTTGTCTTTTGATTCTATTGCTAATGTTCCAAAATAAACAACTAACCCCATTAAAATTTTACCTTCACTTCTTTGGGCTATAATATTACGACATTTACCCGATAAAACTTCTCTAATTATTTCATCTAATTTTTGATGTGACTCTACCTCACTTAAGTTGAAGAAATTTTCATCATAAACTTTTAAATAAGCTACTAGATATTCTCTACATTGTTTGGGTGAATAATTTTTTAACCAATTCCATATAGTATATTCATTAAATTCTTTATGTTCTTCAAAAAATTCGTCAATCATAGCGAACCAATAAGGCAACAATTTTTTATTTGCAAAGAAGAAAAATTCATATAATCTTTTTTCGTCAAATACTGATCTCTTCATTAGTGTTCTTTGTTGAGCTAGAATCTGTTCTCTTATACATCCACTTTTTGTCATTACTATATTTTCATTATCTAAACCTGTTATAAGACCTGTTACTTGGGTTGTCATTTGATTGTATTGATGTTTACAGAATAATGATAATTTGACCCCTTCCATATTTGTTTCTACATAACCTATAATTGGAACTTTTTCTATAAAATGATCATGTTTGTTAAACCAAACTATACAATTATTTATTATTTTAAAATAAAAATACTTTTCATCACATTTGTTTCTCAATCTGATTGGTTTATTTGGACATGTGGTAAATGGTAAAATTAAAATTCCTAATATTATTTTTATTAGTACATCACTTATACCTAAGTTGAATTTGTATTTCATATAAATAATATAACATATGTATAATATATTTGATAAGTTACCTAATTCAATTATTGAAATTATTGAATATAAAATACATGATATTGTTATTATTATATGTTTTGATAATTCATTTTTTGTGGATGATATCATTGATAATATTTTTAAAAATTTTATATATTCAATTATATATAACAAATTTCTTATCATATTTTCGAAATTATATAACATTTTTATTTTTGTTGAACCTATGAACAATAATATTCCGACCCAATCATTAGTGTATGAATATTCAATAATGGTAGTTAGCGACATCTTTGAGAAAATTATTTTCTTTAAAATATAATAAATAACTGCAATCGTTTTTACTACATTAATCTTATAAACATTTTGATTTAAAGGATCTTGATTTTCTGTTATTAATTTATATAAAGTTTCTACATAATCTTGCCCATATGATGAATAATATCTTGCTAAAGTACTTTGTAGAGCTGTTTCCGCTAATTCTTTTGCATCTGGATTTAATTTATTATCTCTATATGATCTATAATATTCACTTAATGTTGCTAAATGTTCATATTTTATTTTCACCTCTTTAATTATATTGTTGGTATGAGTCCTTGTTATTAGCATATTGTTTAATTTAACTGTTTCCATATTTGTGTTTATTCTATTGTAATAGATATAATCTGTTAAATTTCCATCTAAAATTGAATTGTAATCTATCTTATTCAATAAAGAATTTGTTGGCATAAAATAATTAATCATTTCTTTTAATTTATATGTAAAATATTCTCTTGATGTTATTTCATAGGTTGAAATCACCACTTCATCATTATACTCATATTTTGTTATTTGACTGAATCTTATCTTTAAATAAACTCTTCTTATTTGATCTTGATTTGGATTCATTCTTGGATCATATGTTTTAATTGTAATATATTCATCATTATATTCTTCTTGTTGATAATAAATTTTTCCGAATATTTCAAAATCTTCATGTTCATAAGGCTGTGGGTTTCCCTTTACATATGTTATTATTTTATTTCCTATTCTTTCATAATTTCCTTCATCATAATTTTTTAATTTATTAAATCTACCTTTTTTACTTTTTGAATATAAATTTACCAAGTAATGTGCTTCTTCTGGTGGCTTATTTTTTATGTAATATCCAGAATGAATGAAAACGAAAACTCGATTGTGGAATAAGTTAATACATTGACATTGATTATGATAATCAAATCCATGAAAGCAGTAGCTAGTATTGCAATATAATTCTCTTGATTTTAACATTCCATATACAATTGATTTCTTATAATTTTCTACATATTTCAGATTTCTAATTCTGTCATAATCATCCATGATATAATTAACACAGTGTACCGTCAAATTCCATGATGCAACTCTTGCGAAATTTTCTCCTATTGATATAATTTCTTTGTCTGTTTTTGCTAAATCATAATATATATAATAAGATTTTGAATATCTTGTTAATGCTCCTAAAATATGATTGTGAAACACAGCACCTTTTTTCTCAACAAATTTCATGGTAGTTACTAAGCTAACCTCTTCAATTAATTTCAAATTCGGTTTTGTTATATCTGATTCTGATAATATAGTATTGCTAGGATTTTTTGCGCCAATATTACAACCGTCATCTAATTTTATTTTATATAAGGCTTGATAAGTACTATATTTTATTACGAAAGTATGATGCCCAAATGATAAATATGTAAAACTTTCTTCTCCTAATTTTATGATTTTTTCTGCTTTGATATTTTCTTTATTTATATTTAAAAGTTCAATTGATTCTTCTAATCTTTCATTTAGATATATTGTGTAATCTCCCAATTTTAACCTATTCATTTGATTCTTTACATTATTGATTTGATTAATACTTAATTTTTTTAAATTTCTATACAAAAAATCATTACTTACATCAAATTGTTTATTCACATCATTTTGATCATATCTAAACACTTGAAAGAAAGGCCTTAAGAATTCTCTATTCATAGTTCTATCTTGGTTAATACTCTGTTTTACTCTTACATCTCCTTGATTTTCAAAATCTGTTGATCCTACATTCTTATTACTGTTCACATTACGATTACCAGGTACTCCATTTACTTGATCATTAATAACTGTTGTTGCTGCTTTTATTCTATGTTTGAATTTATTTGCATCTAAACTTTCATCATTACTTCCAACTTTTCTATTAATACTGTCTTTGGCTGTTTCTTTTATTGTTTCAATTTTCTGCTCATTATAATTATTTATTACTAATTGATCTCTAAAATAATTTTGCAAATAGCCCCTAATTAATTGTTCAATATTAATTCTTACTTGATTTGGTAAATTATGAGTTCTTAATTCAATATAATCTAAATTTTGAATTACTTGTGGCATTTGAGTTCTTGGTAGTTCTCTATAATTATTAAAAATTTCATTTAATGTGAGATAAATGTATAACCATGTCATTATTATTGTTATTGATACAACCATTACTATGTTGAGGATAAAGTTTATACTTGAAAGCAGTATTAAAAGGAAAAAAAGAAAGCTTGCAGTCAAATATAAAATTATCACTCTCCTAGTTCTGGTTGTAAAGAATACTAAGGTATTTACGATATATATATTTATTGTTGAGTAAATGAACATTATGCTTATATATTTTGATAACCACTTTAATATGTAAAGAAATGTGACTCTGAATCTATTTAATACTGTCCTACGTTGTAATAATGAAAAATCTCTTTTAAACATTGAATTAGTTATTACATAATAAAGATCTTCTTCTCTCTGGATTAAATCTGATAACTTATATTGAGACATCAAAAATTTAATATAAGAGTATTGTAAGGAAATTGAAAAAATTATTATAATTATTTTTATTATAAAGTCATATAAATTTTTGTTTGTTTTTGTTAAATAGTTAAAGAAGATAATTAGAGTTATTATAAAACTTACCATTATAACGATAAAGTCATTATAACCTATCAAATCTAAT